TCGTCGTCCTTCATGAAGGGAGTGGCAGTGATGGCCAGACGGTAGTGAGCGTTCTTGCAGTGCTTCAGAATCTCGTAGTAGCTGTTGCCGCTGGCCTCGTGCGCCTCTTCGCCGATCACGAACTCGAACTTGGCCAGCAGCGCAATCGTCTGGTTGCGGATCGCAGTCTGACGGTTCTGAACTTCGATCGGATCGTCCGGATTGGGCTCCTGCAGACGTGACACCAGCGTCTGCACCATGCCGACGCTCATTTTCTTGATGTATGACCGGCCGGCGTCGTCCGTGTACCCGAACTGACCATCCCCGAGCACCGAGCAGGCGATGCCGAGGTCTTTCTCGAACGTCTCCTTCATCTGGTACATGAGGATCGAGCGTGTCGTCAGGAACAGGGTGGGGCGGTTAATCCGCATGAACGCCAGGCGTGCGATCCGTGACTTGCCGCCCCCTGTGGCCACCTGGGCGATCATCGAACCGTGCTTCACGAGCCGGTTGACGGTCTCCATCTGGTAGTCGTAGCGCGAATCGTCGGGAAACGCATCGACCTTCGGGTTTTCAGGCCCCAGAGCGAGCGGCAGTGGCTTGCGAACCCGGTGAACGGTCTTTCCCGAGCGCGACAGGTGCGCCACGACGTAATTCACGAACCCAGCAGGAAAGGTGGCGGCGCGGAAATCGAAGAACGAGCTGCGGCCGTCCCAGTTGCCCATCTTGAACGAGGCGGTGTGCTCGGCACCCTCGACCTTATAGGAGAGCAGCGACTGCACATAAAGTTTTACATCACGCGGGGCCTCATGCAACTTTGCGATAGTTGCGTTGTAGGCGATGGTGACACTGTTGGCTGAAAAAATTGTCATCAGGTGGTTGCCAAGTTCTTATATAAGGATTATAGTCCCGTCATCACTGACTGAACAACATCGCCTTTGCATGAGCAAGATCAAGTTGGAAACCCGCAAGCCATCTGAGCTTGTAGCAAACCCCTGGAACACCAATGTGGTGTCGCCGGAGAACCAAAGCAAGCTGGAAGAAAGCGTCAAGCGATTTGGCATGTTTAAGCCGATCGTGATTCGCGAAACCGACGAGGGCCTGCAGATCATCGGTGGCCAGCATCGCTGGGAGGCGGCTCAAAGCCTGGGTCATGCAGAGGTTCCAGTCATCAATCTGGGTCGTCTCAGCGACAAAAAGGCCAAAGAAATCAGCCTGGTGGACAACGGCCGCTACGGGGCTGACGACACCCTGCAGCTGGCCAGCCTGCTGGAAGACATCGGCGTTGATGCGGAGGAGTTGGCCAGCTTCATGCCGTACTCCGAGAGCGACTTCGCTTCAATCTTCTCGTCTGTGAATATATCGCTGGACGATCTTGATCTACCTGACGGGGATGAACTTCCCGCAAAAACTCCCAGCTCGAAACCTGTGCAAACGCACCAAATCATGCGTTTCAAGGTTCCTGTCGATGATGTATCAGTCATCACTGACTTGATCGAACGGACGATGAAAGAACAGCGATATGTGGACGAAGATTCACTTTCTAATGCCGGGAATGCCTTGGTCTTTCTCCTTACAAAAGTCGAATCCGACGAGGAGTGACGACATGGACAAATTTCCTGAGTGCGAAAGCTGCATGAACAAGGAACTGGACCCGTTCCAGTGTGACGACTGTGAAGATGCGTGCAACTTCGAACCTTACGAGGAAGAGGAAGACGCCAGCGTCGAAGAAATGAGCATTCAGGAATTTGTGGAGTTTTGGAGAAGCGGACAATGAGCAAGACCGGATTGCCTGGCCAGATCACCGTCTGGGCCATCGACAAGATCAGCCCCTACGAGCTGAACGCCAAGATTCACGACGACAAGCAGGTCGAGCGGATCGCCAAATCCATCAAGGAGTTCGGCTGGAGTCAGCCGATCGTGGTGGACAAGGACGGCGTCATCATTGCCGGCCACGGGCGTCGCCTGGCCGCCATCAAGCTGGGGCTGGACAAGGTGCCGGTCTGGGTGCGCGACGACCTCAACGTCGAGCAGGTGCGGGCGCTGCGCCTGGCGGACAACCGCGTGGCCATCGGTGACATCGACACCGGCTTGCTGCAGAAAGAGCTGGCCAGCCTGGATTTCGACCTCGCCGGCATCTTCGACGCCAAGGAGCTCGACTTCCTCGAGGCTGACCTGGGCGAATTCAACGCCGATGCGTTCGTGGATGACATCGAGGTGGAAGTCGAAAAGCAGACCAAGGAATCGACCAAGACGGTCGAAGCCGCCGACGAGCGCGAGGTCAAGATCGACAAGGCGCTCGGCTTCAAGAGCATCAAGGGCGCCGACGAGCGTCACGTTGCCCGCTTCATGGCTCAGATCGAAGCAGAGATGGAGGCCGAGGGCGCCGAGGCTTTCGTCAAGTTCGTTCGCGGCGTTCTGGAGGCTCAGTCATGAGTGACGTATTCAACGGGCTGCCTCGCCGTATCAAGGTCGGGCAGTACACCTTTCGCGTCGTGATCTCCAACGCCACGGCGCACCCCGATCTGGAGGGCTGCGACGGCATCACGGACTTCGAGAAGTTCCGCATCTACCTGGCCGAATCGCTGCATCGACAGCGAGCCATCAACGTGGTGCAGCACGAGCTGACGCACGCAATCAACTGGGTCTACGGCGTGGATGACGGCGCCGAAGAGGAAACGATCACTACCCAGCACACCAACGGCTTGATCGAACTTTGGGTCTCCAACCCGAAGGTCTTCAACTGGTTCGCCAAGTCCCTGCGCGCCATGAAGCGCGAGAACGCAAAGGACGACGAATGACGGTGCCGATCAGTGTTCTGGTGCTGCTGTCGCTGCTGGCCATTCCTGGCGCCTTGCTGGCGCTCTTGTGGGTCTGGGCAACGGTGAAGCTCGCGATCATCTATTGGAAGGAAGGTGTGTTTTGACCACCTACATCATCGACAAACAGTTCCAGTCCCATGTGGACCGCACCGATCGCGTGCTGGAAATCGCCGAAGCGTTCGGTCTGGGCCTGGACGACAAGACGTTTGTCGTCTTCGAGAACCAGCCCATCGAAGTGGAGCAGGGCGACGTTGTCTACATCACGGGCCAGTCGGGCTCCGGCAAGTCGCTCGCGTTGCGCGAGCTGAAGGCAAAAATGTCGGCCGACGGCCTGCAGGTCGCCGATGTGGATGAGGTGCCGCTGGACGCCACCAAACCACTCATCGACCAGATCGGCAAGACCACGGCCGAGGCGTTGACCTACCTGTCGATCGCCGGCCTGAACGACGCCTACCTGTTCGTTCGCAAGCCGCAGGAGCTCTCTGACGGTCAGCGATACCGCTTCAAGCTGGCCAAGATCATCGAATCGGGCGCCAAAGTCTGGATCGCTGACGAATTCCTCGCCGTGCTCGATCGCACGACCGCCAAAGTCATCGCCTTCAACCTTCAGAAGATCGCCCGCAAAGTCGGCGCGACATTGATGGTGGCAACCACACACACGGACATGGTCGAAGACCTGGCGCCGAATCTGTACATCGAAAAACGCTATCGGGAAAAGATCGAGATCGTTCGCACTCCCGCCGGCTACAAGGAGAACGAATGAACGCCGACGAGCAAACCTTTGAAGAAGCCATGCTGAAGTCCTGGAACGAGGAGACGGGCGCCGTGTCGTTCGTACTGTTCTCGTCGCCGAATTGCGCGCCATGCGGTCGCGTGAAGGCCGCTCTGGAGCGTCTGGAGAATGCCGGCGCCTTGCGCCATGACGTTGGCTACATCAACGTCTACCACGCCGCTGCGGCCGCGATGAAGACCAACGTGCGCTCCGTTCCGGTGCTGGTTCGCTTCGAGCACGGCCGCGAAGTCGGCCGCCTGACGGGCGACGCAACCGAGCCGAAACTGCTCGACTTCGTGAATGCCTGAGATGAGCTTCGCGGACGCCACGATCATCTTCCTGGGAGCGTTCATCAACGTCTTCCTGCTGGGCCTGCAGTCACGCAATGTCGTTGCTGGCCGGTATGTGGCCGCCATGGCAACGTCGGCCGGCATCTCGCTCGCTCAGTTCATCTTCGTGAAGTTCGCAGCCACGGGCTCGATCGCCGTACTGATGGTCTCGACCGCCGGCGGCTGCCTGGGCATCGGAAGCGCCATTTGGTTCTACCGTCATGTGATGGAGCGTCGCCATGGTCGATAACCAAGACATTCGCATCGAGCGCCGCGAGGTGCCCGCCAACCACATGCTCTCGCTGCTGCCCAACATCTACGTCGAGCGCGGCGACATCGAAGACTGGAATCTGCTGCACGAGCTTCACTACAAGGCGGAAAGCCTGGGCATCGGCCCGCGCATCTACCGCTGCGTGCTGGAAGAGGGCGGCCGACGCCAGGTCATTGGCGTGGGCGTCATGACGGTTCCGAAGATGCTGCTGTCGGGCCGCAACGAGGTGTTCAAGCACTTGAAGCCCAACACGGGCGGCATGGACAGCCGTCTCATCAACCGCACCCGCGCCTACTGGATCAACGATCACGCCTGTACGAACAGTCGTCTGGTGCTGGACACCATGTATCGAGGCGCCGGCATCGCCTACCGCATGCAGAACATCATGATGCGAATGACTGGCTGCCAGGTGATCGAATTCCAGTCGTCGATGAGCAAGTTCAACCCCTTCGCGGCAAAGGCAGGCATCCGATTCACCAAGCCCAAGCGCAGCGCCAACTACGACAAGGGTGTCAAGTTCTTCCGTCGCTGGTTCGACTCCAACCCCTCGGATTTCATGGGCGTCATGGCGGAGCTGAAGGCGATGCCCGCAGCGGTGCGCGCCAAGTGCGAGCGAGAGATGCGGGACTTCTACTACGCCTGCTCGGCACTCGAAAAGACCGGCAACGCCCGCTTCCGAGGTGAGGATCGTCGCGAAAACATGGAAGTGGGCTATCTGCTCAAGAGCCTGCAGCAGCTGGTATTGGCCAGTCCGCTGTACGGGGTCTACATCAACCCCGACGCCAGTCCCGAGAAGGGCAAGAGCGTTCTTCCGGCCCGCGTGCCTGTCATCGCTTTCGACAACCAACCCACCGATCAGCCTCTGGACCTGTCCTGGCTGCCCTGAACCATGCACCTGACCGTCAAGCAAATCGAACTCCTGGCCGTGATCGGAAAGCGCAACCCCGATGGTGGCGCCACCGACCTCGACCAGATTCTCGAGCGGCTGTCATACAAGCCGACAAAGCAATCCCTGCAGTTTTCGATCCGAGCCCTGATCGCCCATGGTCTGATCCAAAAGGACGCGCCAGAGAAGCGTCGGGGCCGCACGCGCACGCTCATTTCCCTCACCAAGACGGGCGAGACGATGACGGGCAACCCGAGCACGGCGCCGGCGTTCATCGAAGACGAAGCCGACGAGCTGCTGGGAGACATCTCCGAGATTCTGGAGCCCTGACCCTGCGGGAAACTGCGGGAAATTCCCTTCCCCTTCTATATATATAAGTAATAGATGACTGAAGAATTGAAAGTTGAAGAAGCGGGAGCGGGAAATCCCTCCCCTCGGGAAATCGAAGAGCTGGCGCTCGCGGTCGATACGCAGATCATGCGGATGCTCGGTCTTCGGTTTGAGATTCAGGACGACATCATCAAGGTCTGGGGTCGGGACGTGGAGCCTGACGAGACGAACTGGATGGTGGGCGAGCGGTTCTCGAGCAACCTGGCTGAATCCATGAACATCCTGGACGGTTTGAAGGTGACGGTTGCGTTCCATGAGGACGATGGCTGGCACTGGGCTGTCGTGACGTTCGGCGACGAAGGCGAGCTCGAGACAAGCGAAGCCCCGACCAAAGAGCTGGCCGGAGCCTACGCCGCCTGGGCAGCACTCTACGGACGCTCCGGAGGTAAGTCATGACTGACTTGACAGTGTGTAGCAAAAATGCTACAGTCGCCCGGAAATTCACGGCTATCTCCTCTGGGCGTCTTCTCCACGCCCATTTTTTTTGACCGAAAGACAGAGCAGTGACTGAGAAGGCAGAAAAGCGCGGGATCAAGCCTGGAACCAAGACGAAGGGCAAGCTCTCCGACAAAGCATGGGCTGAAGCCACAACCCTGTGGAAGCAGGGCGTGGTCACGCTCGAGGAGCTGGCGGCGAAGTACGACCGGCATCCCCAGTCGTTCGCCCAATACTTTCGTCGGCGCGGGATCAAGAAGGGCCAGGACAAGGACAAGATCGCCAAGAAGGTCGAAGCCGCTGTCGAGAAGCAGGAGCTCAACGACGCACAGATGATCGCCGCTCGCATTCGCGAGACAAAAGAGGATCACTACAAGATGGCCGCCGGCCTGGCGAAGCTCACCTGGGCCGAGATTCTCAAAGCCAAGCAAGATGGGGTGCCCGTCGGCACCGCGATCAACAATCTGAAGGCGCTGGAAAGCGCCATGAACGTGCTCAAGAAGGCTCGCGAGGAGCGCTACAGCGTTCTGGGCCTGGATCGTCCGGATGCGATCGACGAGAACGATGTGCCGGAACTGGTGATCTCGGAGCTCACCGCCGACCAGATCGCCGCACTGCGCGAGCGTTCCTTCCGAGAGATGGACCAACTCGAGATCGCAGGCGACATCGAGGACGTTCCCGAGGAAGGCGCCGGCGACGACGACGCCGATGTGGTCGAGGAGTCCTGATGGCAACAAAGGTCGGACTCTCGCTACACCCGAAGCAGATGGAGGTTTACCGCTCCGTGGCGCGGTATCGGGTGGTCGTGGCTGGCCGACGCTGGGGCAAGACCGCGCTGTCGCGGGTGCTCATCATCAAGAAGGCCCAGAAGAAGAAGCAGAAAATCTGGTACGTGGCGCCAACGTACAAGATGGCCAAGCAGATCATGTGGGTGGACCTGATGGATGCGATTCCGCGCAAGTGGATTCGCAAGGTCAACGAAACCAGCCT